TGTTGTATATTTGTTAGGTTTTGAAGACCTGTAAATGAAGTTATTGTTGCTCCCATAATATTTTATTTTTTAATCGTCTCCGTTAAATTCTAATTGAGTTACCACACTTATATCATCAAAACATAATCTAACAGTATATTCCGTATCAGAATCTGCGTAAGTATGATTTATTTCAAGTTGATTTACACCATCTACCTCACCCGTTTCAGTTTCACCATCACCCCATGTTATTGTGTAGTTAGTTGGTGCGGATGTATTAATCCAAAATCTACATTCAGTTCCATCGGTTGTGTTGTTTACGAATTGAATACAACTTGAAGGTAGTTCACTTTCTTCTTGTTGAAGATATCCACCACCACCACCATTTGATGCTGCAACTGCCATAGCTTCTGCTTGTGACAAAGCTCTTTGCTCTTGCATCAAATGTATTGCAATTCTTTGTTCTGCAATTTCATTTAGATATATTCTATATTGTCTTTCAACTTCATGTTGTGGGACTTTATTCATTCCTGGCAAAGTAGAAAACTGATGCCAACTCATTTCATTAACCATATCTATATTAGTTTAATTCTATTATAATTTCTCTCATTAAATCTTGTGACTTACACCACTTACCACATTCCTCTGCTACTTTTGCCCATTGTTTACTTTCGTTCATAGGAGCCATAAATGCACCATGTGTTGACGGATTTGATACAAAGTCCCATCCAACTAATTCAAAGTCTTCCTGAACCATTACAGTCCCATCATTCAACTCTTTTACTGAACCTAATCCTCTTGATGAAATACCCAAACGAATATTATTCTTTAATAATTCTTTTAAGATGTTACCGGATGGAGTTGAAAGTATTTCTACTACTCCAACAACATCATCACCATCCCAACCAATTTCTCTAATATTATGAGAAACATTTTTCAAATTGATTACCGGAGAATCTGGATGGTCTAATTCACCCAATGCTCGTCTTTCTTTAATAAGTTGTTCGTATTTTTTACACTCCCTCATTAAGATTTCTTTTGGATATCTTCTGCCATTTTGATTTGCAGCACCTGCTCTTTGAAGAATACCTTTAACTAAATAAGTTCCGTTTTCTTCTTTTACAAGCTTTGCCTCAAATAAGTGAGTCTCTATTAGTAATCCTTTATTCATGTTATTTCAAATCGTTTTTTACTTTTTCAACCGCTTTAGATGTTATCGATGTGTCATTCCAAGACTTTATTAAAATAGTCTTTAATTCATTTTCAATTTCAGTTTCACCAAACTCACCATTTGATTTATCACTCATTTTTATAATTTGAGTTTTAACATATGGTAAATTTACAATTCTATCGGCTGTTCCACTATCTATTCCTTTTTTCGGGTCAATCAAATCGGAAATATCAGATACCGTTTTTTTATTATTTGATATCGAATCTAATATTTGTTTAACCTCTTTTTTATAATTTGGTTTACCTTGAAAGTATTTAATTCCCTTCTCAGCCAAATCCGTCATATAATAAAAAACAATCTTACCAATTATAATACTACCCAATGTGGTTAATATTCCAATTGCAAGATTTTCATTTACTTTTTTTTTTGAACCGATTCGTTTTTACCTCTTAATGCTGCTAAATCACTAGCCTCAATTTCACCATCCTTATCGGTGTCTAACTTCTCCTGATTTCCAGGTAAGTTTTCATTATATCCTTTTAATTTACCTTCGGTTTTTGCTTTTGCAGCTTTATCTACGGCATTAAAAAATGCTTTCTTTTCATTATCACTCATATCAGTCAAAGACTTACCGGTTTTATCCAACATATGTTTAAACATTTGTTGATAATCACTTTCTTCTTTTACTACTTGTCTAATAAGTTCTTTTAATTCGTTATGCTTCATTATTCTGAAATTTGTCTGATTTTTTGGTCTAATTTTATTAGTCTTTCTTTTATAGTATAAATATGACTATTTGTCCTTTTCCAATAACTTTTATTATTCACACCACTCTCATTCTTAATCTTACCATACCAATTAAGAAATCTTTCCATTTCTTTCAATTGTTTGTTAATATTAGAAATACCTCTACCAATTTTAGCCTGTGCAGTTGATTCTTCGTTTTTCAAATCTAACCAACGATTTTCATTAACAACACTATATCCGGTTAAGTCTGCTTGCTTTTTACCTTTCTTTTTTTCGTTTTCAGGTTTACCAAATGCTCCCGGTGTATTATATCCTTGTACATTGCCAGTAGTATTCATCTCATCAACCATCTTCTCTCTAACCATCTTACGAATCTTTTCTTTAAGTTGATTAATTTGTTCTTCTTTTTTATCAGGAAGGCCTTTGTGAGAAGTTGATGCGAAATCTTTAGCATCTTTGTCAGACATTGAATCGGCAGCTTTTTTTACTTCGGGAGATGGGTTTTCCATATCACCCCTTTGAGCTGCATGAACCATACCCATAAATTTTTGTTGTGCTTTTGATACTGCTGGCATTTCCTATAAATTTATGATAAGATATAAATATAACCCTGTGTAAGTGTTAACGATGCTGGATAGCAAGGAAATATTTGATGGTTATCAATTGAAGTTAAATTTATACTTCCACCACCTTCTACATGCAAACTTCCACTTGCATTTGCTTCTCCCTTCATAATAGCCCAAGCTTTTGGGTATTGTGAATATGGGCCGAATGCAACGGAACCCGATACTAAATCTATTTTATATGTTCTTTGATTTACACTCATTTTTTTATTTATTTAAATTATTTTTTAATTCTGCTAATAATTCATAACTCATCATTAATGCAGATAAATGTTGTTCTTTAATTCGTTTTACAGATTTAATTTTTTTAATATTAGAAATTGTTTCTGCTAATTTGATTTTAGTTACCTTATCTGAAATCTTAGAACCAACTTCTTTTAAAGAGTTTACTAAATTAAAAACCTCACCATTAACATATTCACTTAATTTTCCAGTATTGTTAATGTTATTAATGTATTCTTTTAGTAATCCTTTTTGCTGACTTGATAAGTTTTTATATTTGTTATTGAATGATTCTACCAATAATTTATAAGATACTGCTCTCAAATCTTCGTCTTGTTTTCTATATTCTTCCATTACAGCATCTTTCAATTTAGAATCTTTATTTTGAATAGATGAGTTTATAATACTCTCTGTAATTGTAAACCTAGAATTAACAACATCCGTTGGGTCATATTGTTCATCGGTTGATACCGTTTCAAATACCTTATAGATAGATGCTAATGTTTTATAATTAGAAATAGATGATTTAATAAATTCATCTAAATTATAAGTTTCTTTAATCTCTTTTATAAGATTATATTTTTCTTTTGTAAGTTTCTTTTCGTCTAATCTTTTACGAGCTTCTAATATCGTATTGATAAATTGTTCGGCCTTTGATTCCGAATTATATTTTTCATTAATAAGATATTGATATAACTTCAATTCTTTTGATAATTCTTTTTTTGAATTAAAATGTTCTTTTAGAATTCTTTCTGCGGTTGATTTGTTAGCAGACATGATTTCCGATGTAATCTGTCTTACTAATAATTCAAAAATGAATCCAGTATTTTTAAACTTCGAATGTTTTATTTTTTTCATCAATTGATATTATTTATCAGATATAAATATACTTTTATATTAGTTTATTACTTTTTTGTTAAGTCTTCTGTTAAAATCTTCTTTTTATTACCTGCCATGTCCTTAAATATTTCTAAATAAGAATCTCTTGGTTTATATTTTCTAACCGAACCTTCTTTAGATTTTAAAGTTTTAATTCCCAATGGGTCTCTACCACCAATGTGGTCATCCTTACCATATCTAACAGGGTCTTTTGGTCTACCAATCCCATCTTCTTCCAATTCCGATTTTAATCTATCTAATTCTTCTTCAACATTAGTTGGGCCTTCGGTTCCGGTTTCTTTTGCCGGGTCCATACCCTGTGTTTCGATTGAAGTTAAACGGAAAGCTTGTTTAGTATCTTCCAATACTTGCAATGCCATTGTATCTTGCTCATCCTTAGCCATATTAAGAATAGTTTCATACATCCACTCTTTCGATACCATTTTAGTTTGTTGCATTTGTTGAATCAAAGCAACCTTTGATGTATATAACTCAACCTTTTCTTGTTCATATATTTTTGATGGTATTGTAAGTTCTAATGTAAAACTGGTTAATCTATCATCTTCAATTCCCTGTGCATATAAGTGAACAATTGCAATTTTAGTTAATTCGGATATGATTACTCTTTGAACTCTTTCGATTGTTTTTGCAAAACGGATATCCATTGCTGCAAGAGTTGCTTTACCATTTGTATCTTCTTCATATCCCATATATGCTTTTGGAATCTTTAATGCCGCCATTAACTTACCTTTTAAGTAGTTAATATCATCAATCATATTATATTCCAACCCTTTTAAAGTATCAATTGAAGTTCCATTATCACTACCACGAACCGGCATATAATAATCTTCAATTAAATTTTGCATATTATATTTTAAGTTATACTCACCAGTTCTTTCATCAACGAAAGGAACTTTTTTAGATGAGTTGATAATCTTTTGCATGTAGTTATCCACTTCGTTTGGTGGAATATTACCAACATCCACTTTAAAGATTCTCTTTTCAGGAGCTCTCATTACTCTATGGATTAACATTGCATCTTCCATTAATTGTAATTGTTTCCAAACTCTTCTTGCACCCTCTATCATAGATTTTCCGTAAGGTAAAAAGTTTGAATCACCATTTAATCTAAAATGTGCAATTTCATAATTCTCATATTCTTTCTTTGCAGTTTGGCCGACGGCTTGATATGGATTTTGATATGGTGCGTATATAAATTTAACTCTCTGTGGATTTTCTACATCAAATCCTTCAATTCTACTCATTTCGTAAGTAGATAAAGGAACGACATTTACTACACCCAAACTTTCCGCCATTTCTAATTGTAAATAGAAATCACCATATTTAACTAAATTTCTAGTCCATGGCCATAAATTAAATTCAACATTTAAAATATCATAGAATAGATTTTCTAATATTTGTTTTATATTATCATCGTCATGATGTATTTTCAAAACACTTCCGAATTCGTTTCTTGCCGTAGTTTCATCAGCATATACATCCAATGCGGATGATAGAATCGGGTCCATATCCATTGAATCGTAGTCTCTAAATAAGTCAATTCTAACTTGTTGGTATGCTAATGAAGATTCTATTTGACCTGTTCCGTAGTTTGAAACTTTTAATTTCATAAAACGGTCAACTAGATTCGTAGTCATATTTTGATACTCATCGGTATCAACGACTTTTACACCATCTGCTGTTTTACGAACTATGGTATTTGTTGAAAATAATTTTTGTAACCTGCTAAATATTGATTTATCTGCCATTTTTATATAATTCTATTTTTCTAAATATATGATAATTTTTTGGATTTACCAAATATTACCACTTTCTACAACTCCAATATCTTGCCTTATGTCTTGGTCCTGGACTATCACAATTATGTCTTGCTCTAAAACTTCTTCTTCTATCAGGATTATTCTTTTTAATTTTTACTCCCTTTTGACCGAAGTTTACTTTAACAATGTTTCCTGATGGGTTCTTTACATATACTTTGAATTTCTTAACATCACCGGCCATTGGTTTGCCCAACTTAACTTCTCTACCTTGATATTCTGCTTCATGCATACAAGGACAAGTTGCTTCATTTAAGTCTTTTGAATACGTTCTCATAAATGAAATAAAATCTTCCATATCTTCATCTTCAACATCATATTCCTCAGGTTCAACTAAACCATAGTTCACATCATCATCACTATCTATATCTTCCTTTACAGGAACACAGTTTGGAACTTCTCTACCATCTTTTTTCTTTGTGCCAACCATTTCATATCCTTTCCAACAAGGATTTTCCATTTCTTTTAAAGGAATTAAGTTTATTAGTCTCATATTATAATAGTTTCAACATATAAATATAAAAAAATTATTTAAGTAACCATGTCAAGTTTTCGGTGTCACCTCTACCTACATTCATTTCATATGGATTTTGTTTTAAATGTGTATGTGCAGTATATACACTTTCGTATTTATTGACATGAGATGCATTTAACATTGTTCTTGTCAAATCTATACCCTCTTGTCTCAAACGAAGTGCTGTATTACGAACCCATAGTCCGATTGCAAGTGCCATAATCAAATCATCATTATATCCTTTCATTGCTTCCGCTCTACCACCACTCCAAATAAAAGTAAATGCCTCATCTATTAATCTTGATGAACGAATCAATATATCCTTATCTGTCATATATGTGTCCAATGCTGAAATGATAAGAGGACGTGTTTTAGATGTTGTAGAAAATCCTGCAACCATCTGTTTTTCGTCTCTATAATATTTGTTTGATATTTGTCTTTCGGTATCAATGTATTTTAAATCATTACTCATGTAGAATAGATTTTGATATCCTCTATCTATTACTTGTTGAATACATGCCCAACCTACATTTGAGTTTTCAATTACTAAAAGTGCATTGTTATATTCGGTTGCCAATGAAGTTAGGAAATTTCCAAAATCTTTTGTGTCAATTTTACCTCTATATTCTGCAACTTGTGAAGAATCTTCAATATCAATTACTTGTGCAGTAGAATAATCGGCACCATCACCTCTAGCAACGTCGGCAGATACCATATAACTTCTATTATAGTTTGGATGTTCCCATACCCACAGATTACTATCAAATCCTCTCTTTTCAACGGGTTCCATTACATATGTATCTTTATACCATGTAAGTAATGCCGGGTCAATTACGGTATCACCTGAACCAACGAAGTCACAATCACATTCTTGTGCCGCTCCTTTAACTCCCAAGATACGAGTTTGTTCATCTCTCCAACTCTGATTTCTTTCAGGGTGTACAGTCCAATGTAAATTAATACAATTGAAACCATTACTTCCATTTTCTCCTTCTACCCACATTTTATGGAACCAGTTACCCACACCATTGGGAGTAGATAATACGATTGCCGAACCACCCGTTGATAGGGTCGATTGTGCCGATAACCAAATTTCATCAATATCTCTAATGAATGCAGCTTCATCCACAACTAACAAAGACAATGCTTCCGAACGACCTGCGTCCGGTGAACTTGCGATTGCTTTTACTTGTGAACCATTTTTTAATTTAAGGGAAAGTTTGTTATCTTCTGCGGCAGCTGTTCCTCCATCTCTTAACCAAATAGGAAGTAAATCATGCATAACTCTTACCTTCTCTACCAGATTCTTAGCTACGGTCACTTTCGTTGCGATAACCAATGCATTGAAGTCCTGATTGAATATCATCTTCCATAAAATAAACCCCGCAGATAGAGTCGATAGACCCAACTGACGAGATTTTAGAATAATGTTAAAACGATTTTCTTTAAAGTCTGTTAAACAATCCTCCTGGAAAGGATAAAGGTGAAAGGGAATTTTTCCTCTCACCGGATGCTGAATGACGCAATACTTTTTCATAAAGTAAATTGGGTCTAGCGCACACTTGCGATATTCTTCAGCAATTATCTCTTTTAATGATTTCTTAGGTTGCCCTTGAACTCCCATTATTTTTTCAATTTAATCTTCCAATATACACCACCACCGATGTATGGAGAAAGACTTCCGTTAGTTCCGTCTGTTACTCTATTTGCAACACCTACACCAACTTGATAGATTTTATCTTTTTTGGTTTTTACTAACAAACCACCACCAATATTTGAAACTACATCTGCTTTGTTAAATCCACCAGTAAAACCATAATATACTTGTGTCTTTGGTAATTCTTTAACAATCATAGTTTCTTTAATAGTTCTTTCTTTTACTTTAGCGTCGAAAGTTCTACCTAATATTCTATTTTGTGATATTGTATCAGTTACTGCAACTGTTCCCAATGAATCAGGTAATACCAATACATCTTTGTATAATACTTTTGAATAATAATCTTTTAATAAAGCCTGAGTATCTACGATTGCAGGAACTTGTACTTGTACTTCTTTTTCTACAATTGTTTCATGATAGATATCCGAACCCTTTTTAGTTACCACTTTTGTTTTAACCACTTCAAATGTATCTATGTCATGCTTAATAACTTCATATTTCTTTCCTTCAATTCTAACAGTTCTACCTGGCATATGTCCACCCGGGTTAAACCACTCTAATAAAATGATTGCAATTAAAACAGCGATTGCAATGTTTTTCAAATTCAATAATTTTTTCATAATTTTTTATTTTTTAATTAATTCAGGATGATTTAACTCAACCAATTTTTCTTCTAATAACCTTTTTCTTTCTATTAATAATTCAATAGCAGTGTAAGCACTATCTATATCATTTTTTAAATCTTGTTTTACTTTTTCGATATCAACTTCCCATGTCCAAGTTTCGGTTC